CACTGTTTTTAGATATTTATTATTAGGTCAATCCTAATAAATTCCAAAAACAATAATACAAAATGGCAGAAAAAATTATAAGCCCTGGCGTCTTCCAGAACGAAAGTGATCAGAGTTTAGTACAAAGAGGAATACAAGGTACTGCGACAGCAGTTGTAGGTCCTACAGTAAAAGGTACTCCACTTGTACCAACTTATGTAAGTTCATATAGTGAGTTTGCATCAAAGTTTGGTGAAAGTTTTAAAAGTGGTAGTTATTATTACGAATACTTTACTTCACAAACTGCTCGTGAGTTTTTCCAAAACGGTGGTCAAACATTACTAGTAACTAGAGTAATTAGTGGTTCAGCAAACGTTAGTACTTATGCTAGCTCAGTTGTTCCTGCATTCGTTTCTGGTTCTACTACAAATTCATTTACAATTGAAACATTGACTTGGGGTGATGTAATGAATAACACATCTAGTTTAACTAGTGGTTCATTAGCTTCAGGTAATACAAACAATGTTCGTTGGGAAGTAACAAATGTAAACACTGGTAGTGGTACATTTACTTTAGCTGTTCGTGCAGGTAACGACAACAACGCTCAAAAGAATTATCTTGAAACTTGGCCTAACTTATCATTAGATCCAAATTTACCAAACTACATTTCACGTGTAATTGGTGATATAAAATATGTTTACACTTACGATAATACAGATGGTAAAGCATATATTAACCAAACTGGTTCTTATACAAATGCTTCTCAATTCATCCGTGTTGCATCAGTAGTAACTCCACAAGTTGATTCAATCGACAATAATGGTAACTATAAAGCAGCTACATATAGCGGTTCTTTACCAGCTTTAGGTAGTGGTTCTTATGGTGGTTCATTTGCAGGTGGTGCAGTAGCAACAAACGCAATTGCTCAATTTAATGAGAATATTGGTTTAGGTACTACATACAATACAGGATCTGCAGGTAACATTCAAGGATTTTCAGCTGATGATTACATTACAGCATTCAACTTATTAACTAATAAGGATGATTTTAAATTCAATGTATTGTTAGCTCCAGGTGTTACATTAACAGGTGCTGCAGCATCAACTATGATTTCAACAGTTGAAGGTCGTGGTGATGCAATTGCAATCATTGATAATGACTTATATGGTAAACCAGTTATTACAGCCGCTAACAACGCATCTGGTCAATCAAGTAACTACGCAGCAACATATTGGCCTTGGGCTCAAACATATAATTCAAACTTAGGTAAAGCAACTTGGGTTCCTGCTTCAACAGTAGTAGGTGGTGTTTATGCTTTCAATGATCAAGTAGCTCAACCTTGGTTCGCTCCTGCAGGTATCAATAGAGGTGGTATTCCATCAGTATTGAAAGTTGAAAGAAAATTATCTCAATCAGATCGCGATACATTATATAACGCAAACGTTAACCCATTAGCTACATTCCCTGGTGAAGGTGTTGTAATATTCGGTCAAAAGACATTACAACGTAAAGCTACATCATTAGATCGTGTGAATGTAAGACGTTTATTAATTTCATTAAAAGACTATATTGGTCAAGTATCTAACGCTTTAGTATTCGAACAAAATACAAATGTAACTCGTAATAGATTCTTAGCTCAAGTTAATCCATACATGGAATCAGTAGTACAAAGACAAGGTTTATACGCTTACAGAGTGATTATGGATGATACAAATAACACAGCTGATGTAATCGATAGAAATCAATTAGTAGGTCAAATATACATTCAACCAACTAAAACTGCTGAATTTATAATCTTGAACTTTAACATATTACCAACTGGCGCTACATTCCCTGCATAGGGGAATGTGGTTCCTAATATTTATTAATAGCAATTAAATTTAACATAAAATGGCAGTATTAGATGCAAATGAAATAATGTTTACCGCTTTTGAACCAAAAGTTCAGAATCGTTTCATTATGTATATAGATGGTATTCCAGCATACTTAATCAAGAGTGCAACAGCACCTGGATTTGAAGCTGGTGAAATCATATTAGATCATATCAACGTTTACCGTAAAGTAAAAGGTAAAGTACGTTGGAATGATATGACTTTAAACTTATACGATCCCGTAACTCCAAGTGGTGCGCAAGCAGTAATGGAATGGGCTCGTTTGGCTCACGAATCAGTAACTGGTCGTGACGGATATTCTGATTTTTACAAAAAAGACTTAACATTAGACATTTTAGGCCCAGTAGGTGATATCGTAGGTGAGTGGATAGTTAAAGGTGCTTACGTTAAAACAGCTACATTCGGTGAATACGATTGGGCTAACGAAGCAGCAATTAATCTAACAGCTACAATCGCTATGGACTACTGCGTATTGAATTTCTAATTTATATTCAATTTATATAAAAGGGACGTTTGCTTTGGCAAACGTCTTTTTTTTGCATATATTTATATATACAACAAATAAAAACGTTATATGGCCGAATTTACAATTCCAACCGAAACAGTTACATTACCATCCAAAGGTTTATTGTACTCTAAAGAATCACCACTATCTAAAGGTGAAATCGAAATGAAATATATGACAGCAAAGCATGAAGATATTCTTACTAATGCTAACTATATTCGTCAAGGTACCGTATTAGATAAATTACTTAAAGAATTAATCGTTACTGATATCAACTATAATGATTTATTAGTAGGTGATAAAAATGCATTATTAATCGCTGCTCGTATTTTAGGATATGGTAAAGATTATAATGTAAATTACAATGGTAAAGAAGTTACAGTCGATTTGACACAATTAAAAGATAAAGAAGTTAATTTTTCTTTATTTAAAGAAGGTACTAATGATTTTCCATTCACATTACCTAAATCAGGAAATTCAATTACTTTTAAGATATTAACACACGGCGACGAACAAAGAATAGAAGCTGAAACTAAAGGTTTACAAAAAATTAGACCAGACGTTACATCAGATGTTTCAACAAAAATGAAATATATTATTACCTCTATAAATGGTGACCGTGAACAAAAATCAATTCGTGATTTCGTTGACAATTATTTATTAGCACCTGATGCTAGATCATTACGCCAATACTACGGACAAATATCCCCAGATATCGATATGAGATACACCCCTGAAGATGAAAACTATGTTGGGGAGGGCATAGATATTCCTATTTCACTTAACTTTTTTTGGCCTGACTCAGGGCTATAGATTACATGTATTTAGACAAATACATGAAATAGTATTTAATGGTCAGGGCGGGTATGATTGGAATACTATATATAATATGCCACTTTGGTTGCGTCGATTCACATTTGAAACTTTAAAAGAACATTACGAAAAAGTTAGAGAAGCTGAAAGCAAGCAATCAAACATGTTACAGAATAAAAATAATAAGGAAGTATCACGACCGAACATAGCTTCAAAACAACCAACATATACAGCAAAGGCGCCTAAAAAATAGGCGCTTTTAATATTTATATGATATAATAGCATATTATGGCAGATACAGATGATTTAAAAAAACAAATAGAAGATTTAAATAGACGTGTAGCATCGTTAGGGGGAGATTTTTTCAAGGATATAGATCAAGCTATAGCTAGTTTTGGAGGTGGGGTTAAAGGAGCTGAAGCTGCTTTAAAAAGCTTAAATAAAGAAATGAATTCTTTAAATACTGATGTTAATTATTTTTATGAAACTTTAAAAAAAGTAACTAAAGAATTATCTGGTCAAACTAACTTTAATAAGGATATTACTAAATCCTATTCTAAACTATCATCGATAGCAAATCAATTAAAATATGACCAAGTTGGTATTAGTGAACTAAATAAAAAAGATTTAATTTCTATAGATAAAAAGTTAAGAAGTGAACAAATATCTTTAGAAACCTCTATACGAAATAATAAAGAACGTCAAGGTGAAGTCTTATCTATTCTTAAAAATAAAAGTGAACGAAATAAACTTAATGAAAGTGAATTAAGAGCATTAAGAAAAGAATATGAACAAATAAAAGAAACTAATAAAGAAGCAGAAGCTTTTTATACTAATCCTGAATTTGGTATTGATGCTTTAATAAAAGCAAATGCTAAAAGATTAAAACAAGAAAAAGATATTGCTGCTAATTTAGGTATAGTAGGAGTAGCATATAAAGGTATTTCTAATATTCTCCAAAGAATGGGGATTGATAGTGATATTATTAAAGAAATGGGTGATGAATTAGAAAAAGCAGCTAGTAAAGGTAAAGTTGGTTTTAAAGAATTATTTCCTATTATTAAAAAAGGATTAACAGAAGCTTTACAAGATCCTATAGTTAAATTTACTTTAGGCTTAAAAGCATTTCAATCAGGACTATCTGATATAAAAAAAGCATTTAACATATTTTTAGAATTTGATAAGGTATTTACAGAAACCGCTCGCGGATTAGGAATGTCTACAGATCAAGTAATTAAAATGACTAAAGCAACCCAACTTTCGGGAGATGCTTTTTCAAAAAATGTTTATACAGCGGCTCAAATAGGAAAATCAATATCTGATGTTAATGCTCAATTAGGAACTTCGGTAATGGTAAGTGGCCAAACTCTAGATGAGTTTACTGCTATGACTAACCAAATGGGTTTATCAGCAGACGAAGCCTCTAAAATATATAAATTAAGTTTACTTAATGGGTCTTCATTAAAAGATACCAATAAAGATATTGCTGCAGGTATTTTAGCTGTACAAAAAAGATCAGGAATACAAATCAATGAAAAACAAGTATTTCAAGAAATTGGAAAGTTAAGTGCAGGAATTACAGCTAAATTTCAACAAAACGTACCAGCATTAGCAGCAGCAGTAGCTCAAGCTAAAGCATTAGGTACTAATTTAGAACAAGTAGATAAAATTGGTGAATCATTACTTAATTTTGAATCATCAATTGAAAGTGAATTAAAAGCAGAATTAATAACAGGTAAACAGCTTAATCTAGAAAAAGCTCGTTATGCTGCTTTAACTGGTGATCAAGTTACATTAACACAAGAACTTGCTAATCAAGTAGGTAGTTTATCTGAGTTCCAAGGCATGAATGTTATTGCTCAAAAATCATTAGCTGAAGCTTTTGGTATGAGCAGAGAAGAATTAGCAGAAATGCTTAAACAACAAGCTGTATTTAATAAATTGGGTGATGTATCTAACATGACCGCTCAACAAAAACTTGACAGAGCTAAAGAATTAAAATTATCAAATGATGATGCTTTAGTACAAGATCTACAACGACAAGCATCTGCTGAACAATTAGCTGCTACTTTTGATAGTATTAAAGTATCTATAGCTGCAGCTCTCGATGGACCTTTTAAAGGGTTAGTTGATGTGTTTGCTAATCTTGCTAAAAATGCAGGGTTAATTAAACTTGCAATTGGAGGTTTAGCAGCAATTTCATTAATTAAAACTATCGGTGGTTTAGCAGTAATGGCTGTACAATTAGGAATGGGAGCTGCTGCAGCAATCACAACAGCTTCTGCAATAACATTAGGTTTAGGAATAGGAGCTGTATTACTTGGTATGTCAGCATTGTCTGGAGCTCAAGAAGACGTTGAAGCCAGTATTAAAGCAAGAGTACCAGGAGCTGCCTTTGGTGGTGTTGTTGAAGCAAAACCAGGAGGTACTTTAGTGAATGTAGCTGAAGCAGGAAGTGACGAAGTTTTAATTCCATTAAATTCACCAAGAGCTAATACAATGTTAGGTGGTGGTGGTGTAACAGTAGATGATTTAAGAGAAATTACCGCTAACATAGTAAACGGAATTAGAAACCAATCACAACCCGACATAATAATGACAGTTGAAGGTGATGTTTTTGGTAGAATAGCAGGTAAACAAGCATCAACAAGCACAAATACACGTCAATACAATTCATACAATTTAGCATAATTTAAATATTTATACCAAAATACAATCACAATGAACTTATTAAGTAAATTATTCAGTAAAACATCAAGCATCTTAGGTTTAAAGGGCAATACCCCATCACAATTCGGCGTTGACCCCGTTCCACCAGATTCATTACATTACCACTATTCAACAGATGGTACTCCAAACATTAAATGGAGAACTATTAGTGGTGTTGGTCCAAAACCAAGACCATCTCGTTTAGATGTTAATGACAGCAAGGACAAATTCACTCCTTCTAAAAAATATACTGGTAAATAATGCCATTAATTGACTTACTAAAAAACAATCCTAATTTCCCTTATTATTATAGAGGAAAAGGAAATTTTTCTCAAAAATCACTTAAATACGGAAGTGATACTCCTGGAGGAGGTGATAGTGGGCAACCTTATATCACAGACCCTGAAGGGAGAATTACTGTACGAGCAGGTGATGATGGGTTTGTAAGAGGAGGAGCATTAGGTGCTGCTAGATCTGCTGCTAAAGATACTCTCCGCATTCAAAAATTTTTAGAAAATAAACCTAAAGGTACTTTATTTATAGCTAGACAAGTTGGATTACAATTATCAAATCCAAGATTAGAAGTTAAAAAAGGAGCTCAAGGTATTATTGAAGGAATTTTTGATGCTGATTTAGGTCCTATCACAGGAGGTTTATTACAACCAACCCGCCTTTATAATCTAGGAATTAATACACTAGCTCAAGTACCAGCAAATATTATTGGTACTCATTTTAATAGACATGGATTACTGCCTGTACAAACTGATGGCTCTAAATACCTCTCAGTAGTTAAATTTAATAACAACAGTGATAATTCAAAATATAATAGATTAGTTTTATTAAGAAATAAATTAAATGTTGCTAATGATCAAACCCCACGTCTTAGAGACGGCAGATTTATACAAGCAATAGGAAGTATACTTGGATTCACTGTAGGACAAAATAATATAGATTCATACATTGGAGGACCAGGTTCAACATACGGACTAGGATTTACAGACATTCCACGTTATGATTTTACTAATAGAAATAATAGTAAAATTAAACAACCATCTTTTGAAAAAGGAAAAATTAATTATTTTGATACTTTAAAAATATCAAAACAATATGTTTATGATGAGTTTTATGCTAATAATCCTACATTAAGAGATAGAATAGCTGCTATAAGAAGTAATATTAATATAGACCAACCAACTACTAAACCAACTCAAGTTGACCAAGCAGTTATAAAATATGATGATAATAGTCCTGCTGGATCTAATGGTACTAGTGATTCGCCAACACTTAGAGATTATAAAAACTTAATTTCACAAATTGATAAGACTAATGCTAAATATATTAATACTCTTCCAACAGGATCTACCCCAAAATCACCTGATGCTTCTTTTATAGATAGACAAGACTTTACTAATGTTGTTGATGTTGATAAAACTTATAGATACTATGGTGGGTATAATAAAAACGGAAGTAAAAAGTATGTAGATACTAAAACTAATGACGAAACTCAAGGTATTGATTACAATAATAGAAATCAATTTTCAAGAAAAGACGCTGATATATTAACTGTTGTGTTTAGAGCTATTCCTCCTTTTGGAACCATAGCTACAGACATCAACGATCCTCAATACAGGTATGCATTTTCAGCATATATGAAAGGATTTAAAGATAATTTTACAGGGACTTGGAATGAAACTAATTATGCAGGTCGATCTGAAAGTTTTTACATTTATAATAAATTTAAACGTGATGTATCTTTTAATTTAGATATCCCTTGTTTTAATAGAAATCAATTATTTGAAAAGCATAGAGCATTAGGTCAATTAGCAGCTACAACAGCAGGTGCTTATAATGCAAAAGGAATATTAGGTGGTGTATTGTTAAAAGTAAATATAGGAAACTACTTAGCAGGCGAATTTGCTATACTAAATAGCTTAAGCTATGACATCCCAGACGACGCTTCTTGGGATACGGATGATACAGCTTTATTAGCAATGTATTTAAAAGCCTCTTTTAGTTTAACTATTATTCATAAAGAAGAAGCAGCTCAATACAAACCAGATGGTGGTTTCTTTGGACACTTACCTGATAATTTAAAAAGCTTTTTACCTACAATTTCTGAAGGACGTTTAGATAAATTTACAAAAGACTAATTATGGAACGTTATAGTAATGCTTTAACATTAAAAACAAGCACAGGGGTAGATTATAAAAAATCCCAATTTTACCCTAACATACCGTTATCAGAAACGGATGAATATGTTATTACAACTGTAGGAGATAGACTTGATAATTTAGCTTATTCTTATTATCGTGACAGTACTTTATGGTGGATTATAGCAGCGGCTAATAACAATGCTACTAGTGGTTTTTTATTTCCTGTACCAGGAATACAATTAAGAATACCAACAGATTTAAATAAAGTTTTAGAATTAGTAGAAAAATTTAATCAAGCTAGATAAATGTTATGTCAATATTCCGAAGTACATTCGCTCCAAAAATAAAAGCTCAATTAGAAAAACGTCAAGAGTTTTTTAAAAAAAGAGACCAACAAACCCTTCAATATCTAAGTGCACGTAATGCCTGGATTAGAATGCAATCTAGTGTGGATGTTGATGGAAAAAGTGATTTAGCTAAAAGTTATGTATTACAAGGTGGCACACTTGATAAAGGTGGTGGTATTAAAAAAGGAGTAGGCAATGCCACTACAAATGCTTATAGCAGCAAAACACCTGCAGGTACTCCTCATAGATTAGGCATACGCCCTATGCCAGGTATTACCTCAATAGACGTTAAATCAAAATCAGCATATGGCTCATTAAGAGAAGTAACTGTAAATTTTCAATGTTGGGATATTAAACAACTAGAAGAATTAGAAGTACTATATATGCGCCCAGGATATACTGTATTAGTAGAATGGGGTTGGGCACCTTATTTTGATAATCAAGGTCAATATAAAATTAATAATTTTGGTGAATACAATATTTTAGACCCAATATCAAAAGATAGAACAACAATATTTAGCGAACTATATAAAAAATCATCAAACGACTATAATGGCAATTATGATGCGATGTATGGTTATGTTAAAAATTACAGTTGGACGGCTCGTTTAGATGGAGGCTATGATTGTCAAACTATTATTATCTCAACAGGAGAAATAATTGAATCTCTTAAAGTAAATTATCTTAAACCCGAAGCAATTATTGGTATTGATGATGGTTTATTAAATGCTGAGTTTAGTAATCAAGGTAATTCTTTAAAAAGCTGGAAAGAAAAATATCAAAAAAATATATTAGCAGGGATATGGGCGGAGGCTTATCATAAAATAAAAGATCCAAATTCTACATATTCTCCTACTAGTATATTTAAAGATGAAACAGCATTAGTTATATTACCCGCTCTTAGAACTACAAATGACGATAATAGTTTATCAGCAAATAGTGATCTTCAAGTATATATTACTTTAGATGCTTTTGTTAAAGTAATGAATAAATGCATTATATTAAAGTCAAAACAAGATGGTAAACCATTAATAGAATTATCTGTAAAATCAAATGGATATGATAATAACAATAATTATTTAAATTGTATAGCTCATCCTTTACAAATATCGGTTGATCCAAGTGTATGCCTAATAAAAAATCCTTTATGGATGGGTAAAGACGGTTTTATTGATGTAGTACAAGCTCAAGCAGCAGCAGTAACAGCCCCGGATAGAAAAATTGCTAATGAGGCAGCAAACCTTATTTTTGAAGGGTATAATACGATATTAGGTATAGGTACTAATACAACAAAATTAGTAGAAGGAGTTAGTAAAATTACCACTTTACTTCAATTAACATATCTTAATGAATACATTTCTCTATATAATGTTTATAAGGATTTACAAGAAGTATTAAATGGAGAATTAGAAGGGGATAATATAGATGTTTTATTAAAAATAAAAACCCAATTAGAAACAATTAATGGAGTTATTGTTGATTATAAAAGTCCTAGAAAACAATTAAATAGTTTTGAGGCAGCTACATTAAAAGAAGAAGGTAAATATGGTAAAGTAACAAAAGAAGAATTTGATGATTTTTTATTAACTAAAGGCCAATACATTATTTTAAATGGAATTATATATAGAATACGATATGCTTTAGAACCAAATACTATAAAAATCACAGTACCAGCAACTCAAACAGCTCCAGGAATATCTTATACTATATTAAAAGAAGCATCGAATGCTATAGCTAATTTAGAATTTCTTAATAAGTTAACTTATGATTACTTTTATAACAACAAACCTGAAAGTGAAATAGCAACTCAAGCACATATATATGTTAATGTTGATTATCTATTTAGAAAATCAATAGATGCTAATATAGAACTACAGGATAAAAATGGAAAAAATGAAATTAATCTATATGCATACGTTAAGAAAATAATGTATGATATTCAAACTTCTATAGGTAATATAAATAATTTTGAAGTACATGTTGATCCTCAAGATAATGTAGCTAGAATAATAGATATAAATTATACAGAACCTGATAAAGCTATATATAATAATTTATTCCCCTTAGAAATACATAATTTATCTTCAACTGTAAGATCATATAGTTTAGAATCTAAAATATTTCCTGAGCAAAGTGCTATGATAGCAATTGGTGCTCAAGTTAAAGGAGGACAAATAGGAATCCAGTCAAACACAATGATTGATTTTAATAGAAATCTAACAGATAGAATTATTAAAGAAAAAATATTTCCAGGCAATTCTGATTTAACAGTAACTAATAATATCCCTTCTGTAACTAATGGACTATCACAAATAATAAAAGCATTTGATGCTCTTGATAAAAATCCCGTAGCCTCAGGAACAACAACAGATATTAATTCATTATTTGCTAATGCAAAAAATTCTTTAAGAGATATTATTATCTATTTTCAATCTCTTGTTCCATCTCCTGGGAGTAATAGAGGTATTATTCCAACTAAATTTTCATTTGAAATGGATGGTATTGGAGGTTTAGTAATAGGTAATATGTTTAGATTACCTAAAGATATATTACCTAAAGGATATAGAGGAGAATTAAAGGGTATTGGAGCTCAATTAGCACAAGCTATAACAGGTATAGGTCATACTATATCTAATGGTGATTGGAAAACTAAAGTAGATACTTTAAATATAGTATTAGATAATAATAAAAGTAATTTTAATAAATTAAATATAAGTGAACTTAAAAAACAAGTAGCAGCTGCTGTTAGTTATAATCTTAGTGCTGCTGCACAAGGTCCTAGCCGTGATTTAAATACAATCAATCAAATTATTCTTCATGATACTGATGGGTTTGGAGGTATCCCACAGACACTTGCTACACTTAAGAAAAACAATGAGAGTATCCATTATATTATTAATAGAAATGGAACTATAGCAAGACCAGTAGGTATAGAAAAAGCTGCACAACATGCCGGGCCCGCAAATAGGCTTTCAGTAGGTATTGAAATTTGTAATTCAAATGGTATTCTAAAACTTTCAAATGGCACATTAAAAGGTGCTGGTAACCATATTTACCCAAATAGTGGTAAGGAGGGACAAAAAGTTTTACTTGATTTAGTAACTCAAGAAGGACAAAATCAAACAGGGGGGATTCGTGATCTTGGATGGTTTCTTAATCAAAGAAGATTTTATGAAGGTTATACTGCTGCCCAAATGAATGCTTTAAAAACAGTAATATTAGAAATTTTACAAAAATGTCCAAATATTAAACTTAATTATACTGCTGATGAATTAAATATATATCAAAATGTATTTGGATTAAAATCATTAACAGCATTACCTACTAATAACCAACAAATAAACACCACAAGAGATTGGAATGCTTCAAACTCAGGAATATTTGCTCATGCTGTAATTACAAATCAAAGAGCAGATGCTCATGTAGATCCTGAAATGACAAGAATACTTAAAGAAATTAAAACTGCAACTAATCGTTAATCATGATAGTACCTAATAATTTAATACAATCAAATAAGTATACTGCTGGTAATGAGTATAGGATTAAGTCTACAAATGCTCCTTATAAAGGTTATTATTATGAATTAAATGGATTTTATTATGCAGGTATAAAATATAAAGCTTCAAACCCTGAATTAATACATGTTTCTAAAGCTAATACTTTATTTAATAATAAAAATACAGCTATATACTCAGCTATTACAGGTATAACATCTCAACAACTCCAAACACCCAAAATTAATACAGTAATTCAAGGTAATACAGCAGATGGTGGTAGTATTATTGTAAGATATTTTTGTAGAAAAATTAATGTAGAACCTATTATAATAAAAGAAATAGATAATGCTACATATAATCAAATCAAATCTAATCCTATGTACGAAACTACTTTTATAGGTAACAATAGTGGTGTTAATCAAACCGCCCAGCAAGCCTTCTCTCAACTTAAAGGATTAGAAAGGTTTTTGTCTGTCTAAATTTAAAGTCTTACATTTAGGATAATAAAAAGGTTATGTTTTACATCATTGAGAAATCATCTCAACTACCACATTCATTCGAGGATTGCTTTGTTAGGTTTATACCTACCAATGATAATTTTCACCCTTCACTTACCGATTTAAGTTTAGTCTATATTAGACCACTTAACGATAAGAAGGGATATATACTGTGTTTAAACCATAACGAATCACTTGGCATAGATAAAATAGAATTACTTGATTGGTTATTACTCCTTT